TTTTATAGGCTATTTGTTATATCTCATTTATTATATCGTATATGATAATTTTTATCCATGAAATAGCACATTGTAGTTTTTAACTGATTGGCCACAACGTAAATTTTAAAACTCATTCCACAAAATTATATAGTTTTGTATGAAATTTTTGCCGTATTTTTGCCGTCAAATAAAAAAGAGGGGTACCACTTATGGTACCCCTTTCTTATTAATCTAATTCAACAAGGCGTTTCAATTCGCCGTTTACAAACCACATTTCACAACGTACGTTATTATGGTCTGTTAATGTAGCCGTGTATAAGCCGTCTTTCTTTGGTGTAATATCTTCCGCAAATTCATGTTTCTTGCCTTCAAATGTAAATGTTTTCATAATATTTCCTTTCCAACTGTCAACTAATAGTTTACTGTTGCAATCCGTGCAACTCGGAGATAATCGGATCACCTACCATTTCGCAAATGTATAAAGCGCGCTGGCCCCTTTGAAATGCTTACCGTCAAAATGCGCTAGGCCTTGAAAGTCGCCAGCTTGATAACCTACCGTTTCATATACCTTGCCTGTTTCCAGTACAGTAACGCCACCCATTACACGATGCACTTTGTTAAGATTAATCTTATATACATCAATCTTTTGTGCATCGGTATTTTCTACAACCGCCGTTCTATCACTTTTTGCCGTGGCTTCCTTTGGAATAGTAGGCGATTTTTCTTTAATAGCGTTTTTCGTAACTACTGCCGCATCATGTAGCGTTGGCGCTTGCGTGTAATATGTTACTACCGGCTGCGCCGTTTCCTTATATGCAATAACTTCCTTCGCTACATTTGGCGATACGTTAAGCGCTTCCCCTAATTTAACAGGGTTTTTAGCCACGGTCTGATTGATAATAACCGGTTCTTGTAGCTTTTTGGTATGCATTACGTTATAGGCGAATAGGCCAGCGACTACCACCAGCAGCATAAGCAATGCTACGGTGATAACCGGCAAATATGCCCTTATGAATTGCTTGATAGTATCCATACAATACCCCCGTTAGATAGGCCAATTCAATACTAAATCCGCATCAAATTCCTTACCTTCAATGTTTTCAGTAAATGTATATTGCCACAAATTAGCGCCTTCATAGTCGCATTGGCTATTTAATTGTGCGCACCAAATAGCGCACCCGCCCAACTGGCTAATATCTAATACATTCACTAACCAGTCATAACTAGCATATAGTCCGGTATTTACGTAACCAGCTTGCCATAACTTATTAATGAACACGCTGCATATATTAGTTAGTTGCTGGTCTGTTGGCATGCCACGTTCTGCCTTGTAGTCGTCAGCATCTTCCATATCGAACCATACGCCCATTGGCAACTTATCAACAGTTAAGCCGGCATCATTAAGTGTATTTAAAATAAATTCCGCTTCTTCTGCTGCGTGTTCTTCATTCATAGCATAGGAATAATGGTATACGCCAACTGCCAAACCAGCATTAATAGCACCATTAATATTGTTATAGAATTCACTATCTAAATTACCACGGCCATAACCGATGCGAATAATCGCAAAATCAAACCCATTAGCCTTGACCGCGCCCCAATCAACTACGCCATTATTTTCGCTTACGTCAATACCTCTCATGGTACCCCCTTATAATTTCACCTTGTTTTCAATTTTTGTTCGGATTAAATCAAGGAATTTACCTAGCATAGCATTTCCGCCGTCGCGTAGGTTTTCCATAATAGATAGGAATTCACAGGAACCCAAATATAACCAAACCAACGATACCGCAAATTGTTTTTGACCGCTCATTTCATCGAATAATACGGCCGCCATTGTGGCTGCGATATACGTTAAAACTTTAAACACAAAACCTTTTCGCATGTATCGGCTAGAAATTAAACCTTTTTCAAACGCCAACGGTATTGCGCGATATTTTTCCCATACGGCTATTTGGTCTTTATCATATCCGTATTCATCAATTAACATTTGATAGGCAATAGCCGCCCATTTAGTGAATAGGTCAATAAATACCAATAAAATAAACACGCCCAAAATCTGGACGTGTTTAATTCCAATTACCCATATAGCAACGGCAGCCGCACCGCTTAATATTGCTTTCAGTACAAAACTATCTGTTAAAGAGTTCCAACCCTCAACAAAAAACTTCAAAATAAACTCCATTATGCGCCCCTTATTTAACCTTACCCAAACCATAAACGCTGCGCGCTATATTGGCTTTTCTCATATTGATTTTGTCTAATTGTTCCCTCTTTTGTTCGCCGCTCATACGTTCATTATTAATGATCGCTTTAGATGCTTTGTTCAAACCTTTTAGGCTATCACTTGCATTTTTGAGTTTTGCGAATTCTTTGGCATCGTATCCGTCTGGCCGTTGCCCTGTTAGTTTGAATTCATTATGTAGTTTTTCTTGTTCCTTATAATCATCATATACACGTTGTACGCTATTAGATGATTGATAAGGTGCCGCCGTGAACCCTCTTAACCCCGGCGCTTCGTACCATTTTTTAGATGCATTATTTTCTTTTGCACCAGTAGCTGCATCAATGCCGCTTAAACCTAAACCAGCAAGGCCGCCGCCGTACCCTCTTATTGTATTATCTACAATATACGGCGAAACGTTGATTTTATCGCCTACAAATTTTGCAACTTCGCTTGTATTAGCGCCGTACTGTAGGCGTGCCGGTAAATTTTCTTGTGATTGTGGAATAATATTGCGTTGTCTGAATAAAGAGTAATTCGTCATAGCTTCAACAACCGGTATCATAGCCGTAGGCATAAAACTAGGTGCAAGGCTATCTATAACCCTATCGCCGAAACCTTTAAAGCCTACACCTTTACGGTTGTTTTTTGCATCGTCAAAATACTGTAACATGCGTTCAAACGATGTACCGAATAACACGCCAGCTTCAAATGGCTTAGGAACACGATACATATTTTCTTTGCCCGGAATGATCCAGAATGTATCTTTTTCCCATTGTGGCAACTCTTGGTAACGCTCATCGTCTTTATTCATGTACCATAACAAAACACTTGGTAACGTAATATATAGCATAGTTTTTACCGTCATACCGCGCGGGTCTTCTTTAAAAGCACGCGCCATTTTGTCGGCGCCTTGAATTGTAGCATTAAAGAAGGCTATAACTTGATTTGCCTTTTTAGTATGCGAACCTCTACGGCTGAAATCTAACGTAATATCACGGCTTTCAAGTGCCGCTTCTCTTGCAGTTAAAGGCTTCCTATCTTTACCGAATAGGCGATTACCAACCCCAGTATAACCCTTTCGTGCATTATCGAATTCCGCCAACCGTGTCGCCATTTCTGTTGCTTCGCTCATGGCGCGCAATACTTCAATAGGGTTTTTAATCAACTTAGTAGCCTTACTTTCACGGCTCATAATATCGCGTATTTGACCGCCTAAATAGTCGCGGTCTAACGAAACCATTGCCGCATGTGCTGCGCCGGATTTCATGTATTCCCAATATAAATCACCTTTTTTAAGGAATAATGATAACCCCTTAAAAGTATCAAGAACAGGAATAAAACCATGCTTAGAATAAATAGATGCGCCTATCATATCGCGTACAGGGTTCCGCAAGATAAATTCTGGTGATAATGTAGCACCAGCGCGTAACCAGTTGGCCGGATATGATAAGATTTTTGCAACCATGTTTGATTGGTCTTTATCTAACATGCGCATCGTTTGAATAAGTTCCGGCGTTGTTTCATACGTTACTTTTTCGCCGTTTTCCCAAACATTAAATGTATTATCTGTTGCCGCTTTGTTACCGTTTACACGTTCCACTATTTGCCCTACGCCGTTTTTATCGGCAAGTTTTGCAAATGTACGCCCAACGTGATTTCGTTCTACCGCGTTATAGAATTGGAACGTATTCTTTACGATGCTTTCCAATGGATCAATAATATCGCGTGTACTACCCTTGAAACGTTTAACCGGACTAGATACATCAACAAAACCCTTTCCGCCAGATAAGAACGACTGCATGCCAGCATCTGACATATCACGGAAAAACGGGATATAATGCGGGTACATTTTACGCATTGTATGATATGCCTTAGCCGTCAACATGCCTTCTTTAACTAACATCTGCAACATATAATCTTGATATTTATATATTGCAACTGCTGCCTTTTGAAAGCGTTCATTTCCGGCGTGCTTACCTAATACGGCAGCATCTTCGGTATAATCAAACGTTGCTTTTTGTTTGTTTTTGTGTAGGTCTAAATCGTGCAAGGCTACAAGATATGCGGAGAATTCCTTATGTTCCTTTTCGCCTATGCCTTTTAAAATATCTTTTAACGATTTGATGCCATGTTCCGGCGCACCGTGTTCAATAAGTGTTTCAGCTTTACCAACCCAACCACGTGCTAACCACGCTTGCATATAAGGGTTATCGTCAAAGGCAATTTTTTCGCCTGTTTGGCGTTCAACTTCTTCAACTAAATCCTTCAACGGGTTCAATTCATCAACAACTTTAGTATATACATCATTTAACGCTTTTTTGATTACGTCTTTAGTTTCGCCGCGTTTAACCGCATCAATAGCTTGGCTTACTTTACCTTTACTTTCAAACGAAATACTACCTTTGATACGTTCCGCCCCGCCTTGACGGTGCCATTCATGAACCAGTTGCGATAATTTATTGGTTATACCGTTTAATTCTGGTTCATTCTTAATCGCTTCCGTAAAGTGATTATAAAATTCTGGAAATTCACGTTTTGCTTTCGCACGATCACTCACATAGTCTTTAAAGAATTCTGCGTAACCTTCCCCGCGAATTCCTTCCATACCTAACTTGTTGTACGCTTTACCGAAACGGTCTTGAATAACGCCGTTAAATTCAGTATTGAACCGTGCATCTTTACTGAAACCGAAATAATTATCTACATAATGCCCTAATTCGTGCATGATAACTGGAATTTCGCCATAATTACCGCTACGGATTACATCGGTTTTAGTGTTATACCAGCCGCGTACATTATCACGGCCCAAACGGCCACTTTTAACGCGTTGATTGAATAGGTTATTGACTGCATCAAGAATTTCCTTACGTGTTACACTTCGGCCTAACCGTTGCACTTCATCAATGCCAGTATGTGGCGTTTCATTACCTTTAGCGCTATATTGTAGCGGTTCCGTAGGTCTAACGCCTTTACTTTCCATGTATCTATTCGCCATTGCTTCGTTGCCGTCAAAGGCTTTTACAACGGCATCGCGTACTTGCTCATGCGTTGCATTGTCTAATAGCTGGCTAGGTTGCTGCGCGTATTTGCTCACGCCACCTTCTGCCGGTTCCGCTTGCATCAACTTCAATTCTTGCGTATCGGCAATTAGTTCGGCAGCACGATCACGGCGAACCGTTTCCATGTATTCGTTGTTTAATCGTTCAACTGGTACGTCTAGGCTTTCAGATAATCGAACCTTCACCGCATCAAGTTCCGTTTTTGGAATATCTGGCTTTGTGGCTTTGTTTAAATCTTTCAATAATTCCGTGTTAGAATTTACTTTATTTTCTAATTCGGTATATCGTGGCTCAGATGCATCATTTTTTAATTCGTTTATGATAGTTTCTTTTGCTTTTGGCGGTAAATCGTCAAGTGCATTTCGTAAACTTTCGTTTGGTGCATCTTCTTCATATCTAAATTGAGTACTTGCATCGTTTTCAAGTGCTTTTTCTTCAAATTTAGGTTTTTCACCCTCTACAAAGTCAGTATTTATGCGGTCTTTCGGTTGAAATTCATTTATTTCGCCTGTACGGGCCGTTTCGCCTTCGCCTTGATAGTTTATACCTAAATCGTCAGTTTTAACCTGTTTTTTATCGGTATTTTCTACAAAACTGTTTAAATCGGTATGTGTTTCTTCGCCGCTTACTGGTTTTTCGTTTTCTATAAACTCATCTTTAAACGGTTGTTCATTACCTCTATAGTTAGGGTCTAGCGTACTATCTTTAAACGATGTATTATCACGTGGCCTATTTTCATATTTACCATAGTTGCCGTCGAATGTTTCTTTAGCAATTTGCGCCCGCACATCATCATGTGCAACTGCTGGGTCTGGTCTTTCATAATTTTTTCGTATGATAACGGCCATTTCTTCCGGTGTTGCATCTGGTCTTGCGCGCATTGCTTCAAGTGCAGCGCTTTCGGTATTGTGCAATTCCCATACGCTGAAATCGACTTGCGTTCTCCAATCCCACGGATCTAACCCACGACTTTCCGCAAATTTCAATAAACCTTTTTCGCCGTTCAATCTATCGCCTGTAAATTGAACCAAACCACGGGAACCGTAACCGTCGCCACTTGTAACCGTTGTACTAAAACTACTTTCGGCGCCGATATTACCAGTCATGGCAGCCGCTTCAACGTCGCTTAAACCATTCTGACGATATCGGTTATATATATCCGCTTGGATATTACCAGTTTCACCTTCCATAGGTTGACCGCTTAAACCACCTTCGGAGTATTCGCGCGGTTCTACTGCGTTACTTGGTTCTTCTGGTACTGGTACATCATCAAAGGCATTATACATAACGCCCTCTTCAAGTTTTGGCGCATCTTTTGTGAAACGTTCGCCAATATCTTCAAAGGCATTAGATGCTTTTTCTTTGATATGTTCCGCTGCACGTCCTACACGCTCACCGATTGCACCACTTACCTTCTTAGGTGTTGCCCCGTGTATCATGGCAGCCGGTAAAAATACATCGCCCCATAAGTTAGTAGGGTTCATGGCTATATTTTTGGCAAATTCGCCCGGGTCGTCAATCAAGCGTTCTACTGGCTCGGCCACAGGGTCTACTATAAGATTTTTCGCCGTAGCTACATATTTATTCCCTAAAAATCCGTCTGGTGCCGTTCCGTCGTTTTCTGCGGTTGCATTGGCGTTATACATATCAACCGTATCACTTGCAATTGTAGGTGCAGCAAGTACGCCGGCAGCTATTCGCACCGGTGGTGGAACGTATGGCGTAATTGCCAGATATCCGGCCGGCTTACCAACTGCGGCATTATATGTTTCTACGTGCGCTTTACCTAACCCCGGCGTAGCATATTCGTCGATAAACTCCCCATTATCATCAAATTTAGAAAAGTTATCGCCATTAGCATCAATCGCATTGGCAGCACTTTTAGAATACTCATTACCTAGATTGTTCGCTTTGTTTACTACATCATCTTTCCAGTTGGTTAACGTATTACCTACATTGTCGTTAATTTCTTTGCCGGTTTTATCAATCCATTCAATATTGTTTTTAACGCCATTAGCAACATATTCGGCATTATTTTTAACGCTATCCCAAAACGTAGGCTTGGGCGCGTTGCCTACGTCATAACCGTATTCGGTTGTTATATCTTCAAAGGCGTTACCGTTTCCAGCCGCCTTGCCGTATTGGCTTGTAATATCATCAAACGCACCCATAGTCTACCCCTTTATATTTAATAAGACTTTAACCACGATTTATATTGACCGTATCCGGCCGCATCAAGTTCCGCTGCTATCTGATCATCACTCCAGCCTTGCGCTGAAAGTTCATTCATTCGCTTGGAAATTGCTGCTTGTTCTTCGCTGGAATAAGTAGGCTGCCGTTTAACCGTTGGTGTTCCACCACCTCCAGCAGTAGGCGCACCACTTAACGCACTTTGTAATTGCCCGTAATAAGGGCTTTCTGTTTCTGCTTTGTCTGGGTTAGCTTTCACCCATGCGGTATGTTGAGCGGATAACGTACGCAATACTTGCGCATTATATCCACTAGTGCCGGACTGTGTAGCCGTTGCCGGTTTAACGTGAGTACCTACATATTTCATGCTGCCGTCTGTACCAACAATGTACGTTTTACCGTCAGGTAAAACTTTAATGTTCTTGGCCCCGAAATTGCCGATATTTTTCATTTGGCCGTCTGGTGTCATTACGATAACTTGGCCGTTAGCGAATTGTTTTGTTTCAACCTTGCCATAACCGCCCATATCTTGAATAGTACCGTCGCCCATGTTGTAACGTACAATATGGCCGTTTTGCGCACTACTAAATTTATAATCCGGTTTATCAAGTGCCGCAATAGAATTCAAGTTATTCATATCAATAGTACCAGCGCCAACTTTACCGGCTAGATAGTTATATCTTGCTACGGCTGGCGCCAATCCTTTAACCCGTTTTGTGTTATAGGTATCTACAACCGGGTTGCCGTCTTTATCCTGTGTAAATACAAGATTATTCATGATTTGCTGGCGCATTGGTTCAAGTACTTTTTCTTGATATTCGTTGACTTGTTGCATATACATATTGTTAACGTCAGTTTGATATTGTTCGCTGGCTAGGCCTTGCGCCGTTTTAAAATCAAAACCGGCTTTAACTAGGGCCAACGTATTGGCCCCTAGTTGTTTACGTGCTTCACTTGTTACGCTTGCTTTATCTGGTATAGAGTATTGGCCCGGCGCTTTATCCGCATCAGTATTACCATTTTCTACCGATTTGGGCGCCCCATAAAAAGGTGCGTTTGCCCGTTGCTGCATCATTTCTTGATATGTTTGCGGCATACCATTATTAATACCAGTATTATTTAGATTTTGAAAATTCCATAGTCCGGTGTTTTGTTGCGGTTGCGCTGGTGCTGCTGGCATTTGTGGTGCCTGTGCTTGCAACTGCTTTTGTAATGTCGGACTTGGCTCATTCATATAAGCGTTAAAGCGTTGATCAGTAACCGGATTACTTGGCGCATCTGTGTTAGCTTGCATTGGTTGTGCTGGTGCTGCTGGATTTTGACCGCCCCATAATCCGATATTGTTCTTTTGCATCAAGTTATTGGCGAATGTGTTATTAGAATTAGACAATAACTGGTTAATTTGACCGGCGCTATTAGGTTGTTGCATACCCATTCCAGCCATACGGTTATTATTATCCATAACTTGTAGCGCGTTCGGGTCTTGTTCCCCGCCGGCGCCACCACCGCCACCGCCTAGCATTGCTTGATAGCCTTTAGCCATTTTGTTATTCTGCAATGCACCTAAACGATGTGAGAAATATTGACCGGCTAATTCGCCTAACGCCGCCCATGGTTCAAAGTCTTTAACATAGATTACGCCCATAGCGTTATTCCTCTACTTTCTTATTATCTTCGGTTGCTGCTTCTTCGGTTGCCGCTTCTTCGGTTGCTTCCTCTACTGGTTCATCTTTCTTACTGGATTTTTTTGCAGTTTTCTTAGCTGGCTTTTCTTCCGGTTTTTCTTCCGGTGCATCTGCAATGGCTTTCAATTCATCTTCATTGATACCTTCGGCCATAATACCGTTAGCATAGAATAAATTATCGCCAGTACATTGCAATTCGTATACGTGTTCAGTATTGCCAGTTGCTTCGCTTAATGTAACCGGTTCATAAGCATTAACCGTCATAATAACTTCGCCAACTACCAATTCGCTAACTAATTTCAAGCCTTCCGGAGTCAATACCTTTTCCGTGCCTGTTGTTGTTACGCCAAAGGATACAGTTTCAAGGCGATGTGTTTCTTTTTCGCCCATATCATGCAATGCAATCACATCATTAACCGCACCCAATGTGATAACAGTATCACCATTTACAAACATTTCAATAACCTTGCCACCTTCTGGTGTTGCAATTTCTGTGCCTGCTACAAAACAAAAACCTTTCATAAGTCCTCCAAAGAAACCGCCAGAACCTTGCTTAACCATAGTTTGTGCTGGTTGTGCTAGTCCATAGCGTAATGACATAAATCTGTTAAGTAAATCTTCTTGATCCGCGTTATTTAACTGGCTCATAGAGTAGTAATCTTTGGCCGGTTGAATTGCCGCGCTTTGTGTTGTTGCGCCTGTATTAATAGGGTTTTGCGCTAACCCTTCGCGTTGACCTACCAAACCCGCTGCGGTTCCGGCGTTGTTCATCTGATTTGCATAACCTTGGTTCATTAGATTTGCTTGATTAATGATGCCGTTTTGGTTGTTATTGTAGGTATTACCCCATAACCCCATTTTCGCACCGATACCGCTTAAATTATTATTAAGCGCTTGCGTATTAAGTGCAGCCGCTTGGCCTAAATCATTTGAATATTGTGCCGCAAGTGTATTAGATGCGTTCTTGCTAATATCATTTAATGCATTATCTGTAATAGATGAATTCACAATACCGCGACTTGCTAGGCCAGAAACTGCATTGCCTACTGTTGCCTGTAAATCATTGTTTAACGCTTGCCGTCTAGCATCCGCATAGCCTGTTGGTAGTTGGCCGTTTGTGATACTATCCATTGCGTTTTGATTTTGTAGCAATGCGCCATTATATTCGTTAGCCAGTTGGCTTGCGCCGTTGTTCATAGTATCAACGCTTGCCGCTAACTGATTTGCATACCGCGTGTTATCCGTTACATTCTTGGCGCCGGCAGTTGTTACCATATTCTGTAACGCCCCTATTGCATTTTGATTACCACGGTTAGCGCCTAAATACGAATTATACATATTGCCGTATTCTGGCGTTATCACGTTGTTTAATGCCGCATCGCCCATACCTTGCAAGGTGTTGGCGCTTCGATTGGTGTTGTTAATCCAATCCATTTGGCCTTGTAATAGTTGCTTTTCGTCGGCCGTTGCCGTAGGTAGTTTGGCATCAATGCTGCTTACCTTCGACTTTTTACCGCCGCCGCCAAATAATTGCAAGTCAAATTTAAACATGCTTTTCCTTTCTACAAAGTCGCTTCAAGGTGTTTTCGCACCGTCTTTAGCACTTTGTAATTAAACCCATTATAGGTATAGTCCATAGATGGAACGCGTTCCATGTTCCACTTTTTAATGAAACCGCGCACGCTTCGATGTGTTGCCGTTACAATTACATCAAGATCATTCATTTTCATAACTTCCACGATGTACTTGCCTATTACTTTCATATTGCCGTATGTTTGCCAGATAGTAAAATATCTTTCGCCGTCATGTTCGTTGATAGTCCAGAATAAGAAACCAGCATTAGGGAACCATTTGAAATAGTAATTGTATTTGTCTTTGTAGTTATTATTTTCATCGAAATAAAAACCTTCAAGACTAACACGTTCACCCGTGCGCAGTTCATAGTCTTTAATCATGCTTTCAAGGCTTTCAAGTTGCATCATTAATCCCCTATTCGTTCAATGCTGAATTTATTACGATTGTTTCCGGCTGGTATTTGCCTTTCATAATATCCGCTAATAGTCAGTTTTAAACGCTGATTAGCATACCCTTTCCCAATAATACTCATTACTATTTCAAGGTTTCTGTTATCATTAATGCGTATTTCTTGACTATCGCTCGTGCTTCCGTCTATTGTGATACGATAATTTCCACTTGGGAAAAATACTGTGTTACGCCATTCTGAACGATCACTATCCTGTCTATCTACATAAATATTATTAAAAGCAACTGGATTATACTGCACCGAATACGTATTCCCGTTTTTAATAACCTTTAATGGTGTATTGTAGCTCCCGATGCGTGCATATAGTTCACTTCCATTAAATGGAACCTTAATGTTTTGGCCGTTCGTTACTGCTGCATTTGCAGTTAATCCGAACCGGTAAATTTGGCCGTTATATTCTAGTATTAAATTAGGCATATTATTCCACCTTTAACTTTGCGCCGTTAGGGAATGTTAGCGAATTATCCTTTTCAAACGTTGCGATGCGTTGCCATTCTTTCATGCCTTTTGTGCTTGTATCAAAACGGATAAATGCTGCATTACTGTTGGCAAAATAAAGCTGAGTACCGAATATACGGTCTTGGCTTGTATTCCACGGAAACATGGCCCCAATACCCCAATATGCAGTACCCCATATACGGTAGTTATTTAATTCACCGAATGTGAAACCGCTATAACCAGCCTTATTGTTGGCAAGATAATCTAAATCGATTGAGTTATTAGAAAGGCCCGGAACATTTAACGTACCCGTCATAGTGTCGCCAGTTTTACGCACGCAATTCGTAGCATTTGTAGCGTTTGTAGCACTATCTGCCGTTGTTGCGCGTGTTGCTACGTCTGCGCGTGCTGCATGCGTTGCTTCCGCGACTGTATCAGTCTTTTTGTAATACGTACTTCCTAAACCGTTAATGGTATCCATTACCGTTTTTAATGTTCGGCTTGGGTTATTTGTGAAATTAGCATCGCCAGCAATCTTTTTAATAGCTTCCGCCATTTGATTAAGAATATCTGTTAATGCATACGCTTTACCGTCAACCGTACGTGTGCCAATTACGGCATCTGTTGCAGTGTTTACATTTGGATCATAATACTTGATTGACTTTACACGCGTTGCATCTGTAACGGCAATCGCTACCACTACGCGCAATATTTCTTTCCAATACGTGCCAGTGTACACATACATTTTTTCATTTGTGGTATTGTAGTACATTTTATCCGTTGCCGCTGCTGGTGCATTTGGCTGGCGCATCGGTTCAAGCGTTGTACTGCCATAAGTTAGGCCGCCAGATGCTGACCGCTCAACGTATAGATACGATGTATTATTGGCCGGTAAACTCCATGCGCTTTGTTTTCGGTTAATCGTTTGGGTATAATCAACCGCGCCGTAATCGTTGAAACCGTCGGCGAATGATAACAATACAGGCGTTTGGCTGCCGTCAATCATTACGCTTAGGTTATCACCGGTTAAGAATGAAAATTCACCATTGCTTACTTTACCACTTAATACGCGATTACGTAGGCCACCAGTACCACCACCGCCACCGGTACCACCACCGCCGCCGGCTTTTAGTTCCATTTGCTGCGCAACGTTCAATAATTCATCGCGGTTTTTCTTGATACTATCTTGTACAGTATCGCCCTGTGGCGTTATATCCAAAGGGTATTTTTCTTTATATGCCATGTTTAAACCTCTTCATACGTATAATCTAACTGGCGTAACGAAATAGCGCCCTTTTGAACATTGATTTTGAATTGTACATTACGATTTGCACCGCCGCCAATCTTATACGCCTTCGTGTATTCATTAACATTCATTAATGTTTTGGCTGCGTATAGCTTTTCATTCGCATAGTATGTTTTTGTTGCCTTGCTTGAAAAGTTAATTGGCTTAGGCTTCTTATTTGAGATGCCAATAGTACCATGACCGGGAATAAGATTATGCGTTACAAAATTATAGTTCATAATCAACACAAATTGACGTGTTGCCAATCTGTTGCCGCTGATTATTGATGTTTGAATTTGTACCGCATCATCTGTATCTATCGTTTCATCAAGAATACCAATTTTATTGCCGTATGCTATGTATACTTCTTTGTCTACATTCACCGCCGCATTGATGCTATGCGCGAATTTTCTTGATGTGAAAACGCCCCTTCCGTCTTCATATCGTGGCAAGTAGTGATATATAAATACCGTTTCGCCGTTATATGGTTTAATCCAGATTTGCTTTCTACTGGATATATGCCATACTTCGCAATCTTTCGTTATGTACTTCAATAGATAAGAGTTGATATTCAAGCCAGTTTCAAACGGTTGTATTTCTGCATAGGTATTTGTAGGCATGAAAGACATGAACCCTTGATTACCTAAATAGTAACTACGATCATCAACGCTCACCGTCGCACCGCTACAATAGCCAGTAGAGGATAACGGATACACAGTTAAATTCTGTGCATCTGGCGTGCCAATTACTTGATACACGCGCCCGTATTCTTTATATACGATAATTGCACGTGATAAGAAATCAATCGCAATAATGCTGCCTTGGTCTTTATAGCCAACGTCCACATATTGCGCACTAGATGCATCATTTGAGTTATGAGTCCATGCGTTGTAGTCGCCAACTGCTGACCAATTCAACCGATGCGAATGAGTCGATGCAATCAGTACACGCCCGGAATGACTTGATACTATATCACATGCCGGACTTTCAATAGTGGATAACTTACCACTACCGGAAATGGCTTGTAATTTATCACCGCTGGCAATAAGAATATCACCGCCAAACGCATGATATTTAGGCCGTTCGGTACCATTTAATGTGCCTAATAGTTTATTACTGCTAAAATCTGTTTCATACAAATTTCGGCCACTAGAAAAGTACCACTTATTACGGTACACATCATGATATAGCGTTTCTACTGGTAGTCCAAAATCATACAATATACGAATACCCGGAACGGTACGGAGTGCATTATCTGTTCTATCGAATTCGCATTGTTGCGCCTGTGTTAGCGCTTGCACATCGATATTTTCCGGCGGGTTGCTCCAATCAAGGCCCAGCCGGAACCCGTTTGTAGTTGCCACCTGTTTAACGCCCATTATGCTATACCTCTTGCCGCCTTAATCTGTTCCGTTATGTAGTCAATGAATTGTTTATCATATGCAGCATAATCCGTCATAAGTGATTTTTTCTTAACCATGAAAGATATAAGCTGCACTAAATACTGATGAAAGAATTCAGAAAACGGAATAGTATCGTCCATTTCGTCAACGTGATTTTTCCGCACACTATAAAACACTTGATTGACCGTTTCCCCGTCATAGGTTTCAAATGTTCCATTAATGATGCGGATAGGATAACCGCTTTTAGGAACGAACCCCATAAAATCTGACGGAACCGCTTTCAAATTCGGTATATCGGTATTCTTAACTACTTCGCGGTCTTTAATGCTAACTAGAATAGTAGTTAGCCAGTCAATAGCTGCGTTAATGTATTGGATATACTCCAACTGTTCATCTAATATTTCGTTAGACTCTACATTAACCAGCGTAATCAATTCGCTTACTACCATAATCCCAGTACCCTTCCGCTATTACGCTTTCATTGTTACCTAAACCATTATTAATTGATTGCAACGCATTAACCATATTCGCCGTTACGCCGGAAATATCAAGGTTCATAATCCTATACACGATGTAATCAACAAGTAATGTTTCTAATTCTGCCGGTAGTCCGCTTTCATCTTCCAGCTTCTTATAGCCAGCAGTCATTATATAATCAACGGTTATTTTCTGCTCATGATCCGCATCAAATACTATCGTTTGTAAATTCAATACATGATAGGCCTGTACGTCCGCATCATCGGCTTTGACATTTAACACGCTGATACATTGACCGGGCAGCGTAATCCGTCCGGTGCCGTTATCTTCGTGCGTTGCCTGTGCCAAACTAGGGCAGTACTGACCGATAAGGGCATTTAATAAGTGATTGCCTTCGTTGTAATACTCCAATAAATGATACGGTGTATATTGCTCCTGTGGTGTATCGCCTATTTGCATGAACGCCCTATTGATAACTTGTTTTACGTTCATATTCACCCCATATAAGAATAAAGGCGGGTATTACCCCGCCCATAATTCAAAAATTAGCTTTCTACAACGCCACCAGTTAATACTTGAATAGAGCCGTAGTCTTTATTATTGAATTTTGTTTTTTTAACTTCGCCATAGAACGCGATACCATTACCAGCAATGTTGCCGTAGTCGTCTGTTTGTTCAATGTGTTTAGCTGGTCTTGCTACTGCGAAACATGCCGCTTGTTTACCCAATAATAAGTTATGGCATACATTCGCACTAGATGCGCCAGTATTATCGCAAACTACGCGTTCATATTCGTAAAGAATAACGCCGTCGTATTCGCCTAATGCTCCTGTAAAGATAGGGTTTTTAGAACCGCGTACATTTGCGTTTTGTTGTGCTGCCAACCATTTTGGATCATCTTTCAAATCACGTGCCGCCCATGGATGAACAAGCATGATGTATTTATCCATGCCGTCAACCTTAATCGGTTGCACTTTTGGTGCGTGCATCATTGCTTTACGTTTAGCACGGGAAATAATAGTTGTTGTCAATTTATCATTTGCCGTAATGCTGGAATATGTACCGGCAGCACTTGCAGCTACCGCTTCTTTAGAAGAGGAAGGAGTCGAACATAATTCACTCATCAATTTGTTATCCAACCAATCGGCAAGCCATTGTTTCAATGCGCCTTTAATTTCTTTTAACATATCATATTGTGTTTTTTGGTCGTCCGCTTCATAGCGAGATACCGCATTACGGATTAATTTAGTTTGTACAGTAAAATCGTAAATGTTCAATGTATCTTCGGCGCCAGTTAATTTTTGATTACCTTCAACGCCGGAACCTGTTAAATTCATCATCAAGCCGAATACTACGCTATCGCCTTTTACGTTTGTTAAGTCTTTGTTTTGGTGTACTACATTGGAACCGTCCATTGCGGTGAATTTATCAAAATAAGAATCTTTAACGCCTTCATGCCATACTTTTTTAGCCCATACTTTAGGCACTAAATTCGCTGGAATATTAACTTGGTTTCTTTGGTCTGCCATATTTTACCCCTTATAATTCGTCAAAATATTTGCGTACATCGTCCGGCAATGCATCAAGGTTGCCCGTTTGATACGCTTTCAAAATATCTTCTTCAGTTACCTTGTTAGGTGTAGGAACGCCACCGTTTAACGCGCCAGCCTTTGGCAACGTTGCGGCCACCTGTAACGGGTTATTCGTAACGTCGGTATTCGTTGCCCGTTCATTTTGCAGTTCATTAACAAATTTTCTGATTGTTTCAAAATCGGCATCGGTACCTTCTCCAATATCTACGCGGTAGAACGCATCATTTATTGGTTGTGCATCGCGCATTGTCATGCCGTTTAGCTTTTCTAATCCGCGTTGATATAGTTCCCCGAAATTTGGTAATGATTTAATTTCATTTACGAAATTTAGATTTGTTTGTCTTTGTTGGTGTACTGCTAACTGTTGATTTGTGATCGTGTATTCTGCGTTAGCTTCAAAACGAATGAAATCGTTATATTTCTGTACATCTTCAAACATAAGACTTTCTAAATCTTCCGCCGTTAAATTAAAGCGTTTCAATGCTTCACGGCGTACAAAGTCGCGGATATCAGATACTTCACTATCTGGCAATGTAATTGGTCTTTGTTGCGCTTCAAATTGTCTTGCGCGTTCCTCAGCCGCTTTACGTCTTGCGCGTTCCTGTGCAAGTGCCGCTTTTAGATTGTTATCGTTTGTATGGTTTTCTTCGTGTTCCGGTTCTTCTTCATTAGTGTTCGGCGCCGCTGCATCTACTTCCGCATCATTCGCATCACTTTCCGCCGCATCATCTGTAGAGGGTTCATCTGTTACAGTTTCCGGTGTATCCGTTTCTTCGGTATGTTCATCAACGTTCACGCCCGCGTTTTCTAAATCTTCCGGAGTGAAACCAGCATCTTCGATATTAACTAAATCTTTTTCCATATCTAATACTCCTTAGCCTTTTAACGTCATTGCCGGACGAATAAAGAAATATGGCAGTTTAACGCCGTTGCCGGGCGATAATGTATAAGCAAGCCTTTTAACGCCATTACTTAGGGCGAAATAATATAAAAACGCCCCATTACGGAGCGTTTAATATTGTCTTGATAGTTTATATTACATAGTGCCTAAATCGTTCATAGGCGGCATAATTTGTGGTGTATTTTGAATGTTTGGTTGTTTACCTTTCAAGGCTAACCGTTCCGCCATAATTTGTTGTGGTGAAATCTGTACGCCTAATGTTTGTAGGTACATGCTCAATGCTTCCGCTGGCATATCATCAAGTGAACCGCTAACACGCAATTCTGGTAACGCTGGTTTTTCTGCCGCTTCTTGCATGCGTTTCTTAACCGTTTCTTTTTCTGGGAAATCCATGAAATCAAGGATAATATCCATAGGGATATCAACGCCGGATTTCTTGGCTTCCAATAATTGGTAAAGGTTAGCACGTCGCGCCGTTGCGCTTGCTTGGCTAGTACTAATTACAATATCAAAATCAAAGGCGGATAGATCATACAAAACTTGTTTAATAGGATTACCTTCCGCATCGCGTTGCGGTTGCCCCAATGCATCGGTTAAAACTTGTTCTTGCATAGGTTGATTTAAACCCGGTGCAATCTGTACGAATTCCTTTTGACCGTCGTCGCCCATAATACGCATCGCTTTGGCTTCGTTGTAGAATTGTGGAATTAAACCCGGTGCGTTTTTCTCACCCCATAACAATTTAACAATTTGGCGTTCTGCTTCTTTTGATTGCTCAAAGATACCAGCCGTTTGTACAGTCGTTACAGATTGCCGCAAGTCGATTGCCTTGCCGCTCATACTGCCAACGCTACCGGAAAGGCTTTCCGGAGTGATACCGCTGATAGAATAGAAATCATTGCTTGATTGTTGTTCAAGGGCCATATTAATATTGCTATCCATTGCCGGCGTGCCGTCTACGAATGATACGCCCGGCGGTAACCAGATATTCGCGCCCGGTTTAGTGCTATTATTTTTGATATCGCGCTTAGTCTGTTCGGTTAGCTGACCTTGCCAGAATTTAACGCCTAAAGACTGCTGATTAACAACGTGCATGCGTTGGCTTCGGTTTTTGTTCAATTCCCTTTGTGCATCTTTAATATCACGCACTACGCCAGCCGGTTCTAGTTCATCATCTACCAATTCGCCGGTATAGTAACAATATTCACGCACTAACGGGAATTTACCATGCTTATAAGGACTTTCGCCCTCTTCCAATAGAACACTATCGGCGAACGTTGCGTATCTGATTTTAGTATCTGGAATACTTGTAGGTTTCTTACCAGTAGCCATTAATACAACGAATAACGGGTTAACTTCATCAATTAAACCATCTTTTGTCATGTATACGTTCTTTTTGCCGTATTCTTTATACCAGTACTGCACTACACGGATTTTATTGTAATTCGTGTTATACCATAACGCTTCGCCGTCTACCGTTTCAATCACGCCGGCTTCCTGTTCGGTTTCATCATATCGGCTTTTTAATGAGTTGATTTCGTCAACCTTTTCAGGATAAATCTGCTTTAACTTAGCAGCACTTTCCCAACTATAACGGCCAACATATTGCGCATCGCTTAAATCATCTTTTTTACATTCCGGATCTATGAAAGCATCAAACGGAGAAACACGTTCAATTTGAATAGTGCCGTCTAACTTCGTATAGTCGAATTCATAAGATACCCAGTAATTGGCTAAACCACAAATAATCTTATCGCGGAAACATTTGCCCTTATTGCGTTGATAATT